GGTGGTGGAATGGTTTACACAGCAGACTTAAAATCTGTCACTCGCAAGGGTTTGTCGGTTCGAGTCCGACCCGGGGCACCAAAAGTTGGCTGAATACTTTTTTATATGTTGATCGCTTATAAAAGAAATCAAGCACGGTTTGAGGTAGTCAAAACACGGGAACCCTTCGTGACAATATAGGGTTTTTATTGGGGAATCGTCTAATGGCAGGACCGTGGATTTTGATTCCACTTATCGGGGTTCGAGTCCCTGTTCCCCAACCATTTTTTTGGGAAGTCGGTAACGATGGCGAGTTACGCCTGACTGTAAAACAGGAGACATAGTCTTAGGGAGTTCGAATCTCTCACTTCCCACCAAGTATGTTACAATTAAATCCAATGATACCGGTATATTCTCTCCGTCACAAAATGGAGGGATATGCTTTTTTGGTAATCGATTACTCTCAAGAGCACGATTTGCTATTCACTGTTGCTCTTGATAATGGTGAAATTTGGACTTTGAGTAATAAAGAAATTAGATTTTGTAAAAATATTTCTATGGATAGAGAGAAAATTAAAATTTCATAAGCTCATTAATTTGCTCATAAAATCCATCATTTTCTTTTCAATGTTTCCCATATTTCTAGCGGCATCAACTTTAAATTGTTCTGTAAAAGCGTATTCGTAAAATATTTTAATTCTCGGATATTCAACTGAAAGCATTATATGTTGAAATCCGTTTATACCTCTAGATACAATCCCAACTAGTTCCCAGTTCTCATTAAATATTGGAGAACCAGAGCTACCACCCATTCCTGCGATGCTATAAATATCGGATGGGTAATGTTCTACTGATAATTTTAATTTGCCTTGATAATAACCGTCAAACATTAGTTCCATATCTGGTGCGTGTATTCCCATTGGAGCTGCTATGTTGTAGGAATGTTCTCCAATTTGAGGAGCTTCTTCGGCTAGTTTTATTGGTTTTCCGTTTATAACTCCTTTTGTTATTAGAAGGCATAAGTCATCTCTTTCAGCTTTTACAAATGTAATAACTTCAAAAGCTTTTTCTTTTATATCTAAAACTCTCATAGCAATCGTGTTATCATGACAAATATGACCAGCTGTAAGAATAATTGTGTTGGAATTTTCAATATGATTAATAATTACTCCAGAGCCAGTACTGGCATATTGATCTGTAAGAACTTCGACTTTAACGAAAGAATTACGTGGAGCATCTTTGAAGTTAACTGAATTAAAAAGAGTAGCGCATCCACAGCTAGTAGAATATACTACTAACATCATTATGCCTAATAATTGTTTAAAAAACTGTGGCATATATGTAACTATATTGCCGCAGATAAAAACGCATAATTACTATAGAGAAAAGTTGGTAACAAAATGAAAAAAATATTTGTGTTAGATACGAGTGTTTGTTTGGCAAACGCAAATGCTGTTTATAGTTTTGGAAAAGATGATGTTTATATACCTCTAAAAGTACTTGAGGAGGTCGATAAACATAAAAACAGACAAGATGGCGTCGGACAAAATGCTCGTAATTTTATCAAAATCCTCGACGAACTACGAGAAAGAGGCTCTCTACAAGAAGGTGTAAGACTCCAAAAAGGTAAAGGATTTTTAAAATCAGTACCATTCACAGCTTCTTCGTTTCCGTCGACAGATTTAGATTTAAGCGTCCCAGATCACGTTATTATTGCTACTGCTTATGGAGTATCGAAAACCCATCTAGATAAAAAAATCGTTGTTGTATCGCGCGATATTAATATGCGTGTTATATGTGATTCAATAGGGTTGGGTTCGCAAGATTATGACGCTAATCAAGTAATTTCTAGCAGTTCAGAACTTTATTCTGGTGTTAAAGATGTTGTTATTGATGACGAATTTATTGATCGCCTTTATCGTGGAGAGCAATTATTTTTAGACGATAAAGTTGTTAATTCACTTTTCCCCAATCAATTTTTAACACTTATAAGTAATAATTCTCCCAATAAAACTGCTCTTGCTCGTTTTATAAACAAAGATACGCCTCTTCGCAAAATAGCTGAATTTAGAGGTAGAAATAGTGTCTATGGAATCGAATCTCGGAATAGAGAGCAAACCTTCGCAATGGATTTGTTGATGGATCCAACCGTTCCAGTCGTTACCCTTGTAGGTAAAGCAGGATCTGGTAAAACTCTTAATGCTATTGCTGCCGGTTTGGAGCAAATGCTTACAAAGGGTCAATATACTCGTATGATTGTATCTCGCCCTGTTCAACCACTTGGCCGTGATATTGGTTATTTACCAGGAACAATGGAAGAAAAGATGTTACCTTGGCTAAGCCCGATACAAGACAATCTCCAATTTTTACTTGGGAATGATAAAGAATTATTACAAGAATATATGATGAAAGGTCAAATTGAAATTGAAGCATTAACCTATATCCGTGGTCGTTCAATAGCCAAAGCATTTATGGTTATAGACGAAGCACAAAACCTCTCAGCACACGAACTCAAAACGATCGTAACTCGTGTAGGCGAAGATACCAAAATCGTTTTAACAGGCGATATAGAACAGATTGATAATGTTTATGTAAATGATACAAGTAACGGTCTTGCTTATGCTGTTGAAAAATTTAAATCAGCACAATTAGCAGGTCACGTAACATTGACCAAGGGTGAGCGGAGCGCCGTTGCTACGCTGGCATCAAAAATATTGTGAATGTTGATAAAATTTTGATTATTCACAAATAAAATAAAAAATACTTTGAGGAGATAATATGGACGACAGAGAATTACAGGAAAAAGTTGTAGAAAGCGATAATTCGTTAAAAGAAATGTTTATCCAGTATGTTGGCGAAAAATTAAGACCCGATAATGGAGAAGTCAATGTAGAAATGTGCGTCCAAGTTTTAGCAGAAGAATTCCCAGACTTTTTGTTATTGGTCGCCCAAGAAAATTTCATTCGTGGCTATAAGCAATGTATTGCTGATATGGAGCACGCTGCAAATGAACAGAAGTTTGAATAAATTTTTTAGATCTGCCGAACAAATAAGACTGATCGAGCAGACAATATTTGGAAATATTAATGTTGTTCAGCAACAAGAAATGCCGGACAATATTAATTTAAATAACATTTTAAAAAAAATACAAATTGTTATTCCAGATCATTTCGTTCAAAATTTAGATGGTATTTATGTTGGAGAATATGATTTCTTGTTAAAGAGAGATCTTAATGCTCTTTATAAAGATGGCGTTATTTATGTGCTTCCCGATCAAGATGACGAACAAGATGTTTATGAAGATATCGTACACGAAATAGCGCACTGTGTTGAAGAAACTTATGGTATGGATATATATGAAGATGGGAAGATAGAGCAGGAATTTTTACGAAAAAGACGTGCTTTGCTTGACACCCTGAAGGCATACGGCTACAATGAGGTGTCCGATGCCGCTTATGGAAATACAGAATTTAGTAGAAAGTTTGATGAGTTTCTTTATCTAATAGTAGGTTATCCAACTCTCACCCAACTAACACCAAATTTGTTTGTATCTCCATACGGCGCAACATCCTTAAGAGAATATTTTGCTAACTGCTTTGAGGAATATTTTGCGCGTCGCCAATACGATCACGTTAAAAAGATTTCTCCTGCTGTTTATGAAAAAATAGAACTCTTGTTAGGGATTATCTAACAGAGGTGATACTTGCTTGAAACAGAAATTAAAAAACCAGATTATGTTAGTTATTCTTCAATCAAAGATTGGAAATTTTGTCCTCACTATTATAAACTCACTCGTATTGATGGGATATCCGCCGGTCGTGAGTCCATTCACACTGCTTTTGGAAAAGCCCTTCACTCAACCAGCGAGAAAATCTTTAAGCAAGAGAAGGAGGGATCTTTTGATTATCCAAAAGACTTTTCCTCTAATTTCACAAAAGAAATTTCAGCCTTATCAAAAGATATCCGTGAAGGAATATCACAAAAAGATTTAGCAGATTTCGAACAACAAGGTCGAGAACTTGCTGATTTAATCCATCCAGCCGCCAAAGAATATTTTGGTGAGTTTGAATGCTTTTCAGCAGAAGAAGATTTGCTGGAAGAAATTGAAGAATATAAAATGGAAGATTATAAATACAAGGGATATATTGATCTTGTATTAAAGACTAGAGATGGTCGATATCACATTATCGACTGGAAGACTTGTAGTTGGGGATGGGAACCGCAAAAGAAGAATGATGCGATGGTGACTTACCAGCTCACTTACTATAAACATTTTTTCGCCAAGAAACACGGTGTTCCAGTAGATAAAATTGAAACTCATTTTGGACTTTTAAAACGAACAGCAAAGAAAGATAAAGTAGAATTATTCCGTGTGAGTAGTGGTGAAAAAAAAGTAAATAATGCTCTTAAACTTTTACAAGAATGCGTACATAATGTTGACCACGAAAGGTTTATAAAAAACAAACTATCGTGTTCTATGTGTTCTTTCCGTAAGACACAGCACTGTCCGTGAGTTTGAGTTCCCACGCTACTATTTATAAGCGTGGGAGAATAAACTGAAATGACTACAAGAAATTGTTTAATTTGTAACACTGAATTTACCCTGTTAGAAGGGCAAGGTATGAAAAGAACTTGCTCTGATGAGTGTAGAAAAAAACACAATAATTTAAGAAGAAAAAGAACAAATTTAAATCATTTAGAAACTTTTAAATGTTTCCATTGTGAAAAAGAAGTTACAAGATACAGAAAAAGAAATGGTTTTTGCTCTCGTTCTTGTGCTTCAAAAAAATACATTGAAGATGGAACTTATAGTAAATGGAAACAACATATTCCACAAAAAAGAACTAAAACTGAAGAGCTAATTTATAAACTCAGAAAGGGAATTTCCCGTACAATAAGTTTATATCTGAAAAGGCAGCATGTTCCCAAAACAAGTGCAACGTGGAAGTCTTTACCTTATACACCAAAAGAACTAAAAGAGCACTTAGAAAAACAGTTTGATAAAAATATGAATTGGGATAATTATGGAACTTATTGGCACATAGACCATATAATACCGCAAAATTATTATAAATATACTTCAATGCAAGATGAAAATTTTTTGAAATGTTGGAGTTTAGAAAATTTAAGACCTTTACATAGTTTAGAAAATATGTTAAAAAAAGATAAAATTCTTGATGAATTTAAATATCTTCTGGAGCAGTGATGAATAAAAAGATTAAAATCTTAACAATATCAGATCATCCTTTGTCACCTAGTGGTGTCGGTAATCAGTCGCGATATATGATTGATGCTATGTTAAAAACTGGCAAATATTCTTTTATATGCCTTGGAGGAGCAGTCAAACATAATGATTATAGAATTCAAAAAACCCAAGAGTGGGGAGATGATTTTATAATCATTCCAGTCGACGGATATGGAACACAAGATTTAATTCGTCAATTATTAAAACAACAAAAACCAGATATACTATGGTTTATGACTGATCCCCGCTTCTATGGTTGGCTATGGGAAATAGAAGATGAAGTTCGCTGTAATGTTCCAATGGTTTATTATCACGTCTGGGACAATAAACCATATCCAAAATTTAATAAACCTTATTATCTTTCTAATGATGTTATTGTCACCATATCTAAAGTTACAGATGATATTGTTAGAAATGTCGCACCAGAAGTAGAAACACACTATATACCTCACGCTGTGGATATGGATATATTTAAAAAATATCCGGATCAACAGATGATGGAATTTCGAAAAAGAGCGTTCCCAAAAGATCCAAATAAAAAATTTACAGTATTTTGGAATAGTAGAAACGCCCGTAGAAAAAATCCAGGCAGTGTTGTTTGGTGGTTTAATGATTTCTTAAATATTGTAGGAAAAGATAAAGCCAAGTTGTTGATGCATACAGATCCAAAAGACGTTCACGGGCCTGATTTAGAAGCAATAATAAACGAGCTTGGATTGACAAATGGAGAGGTGATGTTTTCTCCAGCTAGAATTGGCCCACAAGACTTAGCAGCGATGTATAATATATCTGATGTTACTGTCAGCTTAAGTGATGCTGAAGGTTTTGGTCTTTCTACTATGGAAAGCTTGGCTTGTGAAACACCTATAGTTGTTCCAAAAACAGGTGGATTACAAGAACAAGTAAAAGATGAAGAAGGTAATTTTTTTGGCGTAGAATTACCAATAGCTTCTCAAATGATAGTAGGCTCACAGGATGTTCCATTTATCTATGAAGACAGAGTGGCAAAAGAAGATTTTATAAATGGACTGCTAAAAATGTTTAATATGTCAGAAGAAGAAAGAAAGGCACTTGGAAAGGCCGGCCGCGCCCATTTAGAAAAAAATTATAATATGTCGATATTGATGAATAAGTGGGATGAACTTTTCACAAAAATTGCCAATGAAAAAGGTTCCTGGGAAAACAGAAAAGGTTACGATCGATGGGTTTTGAAGGAGATCGCATGAGAAAGAAAATTTTAGTAAAAGGCCCAGCATTATCTATGTCTGGTTATGGAGAACAAGCCAGATTTGCTCTTCGTTGTTTGAGAGAAAATGAAGATAAATTTGATATATATCTCGTTAATATACCTTGGGGGAAAACCGGGTGGGTAACAGAAGATACAGAAGAAACAAAATGGTTTGCTATGTTGATGGCAAAAACACATCAATTTATGCAGCAAAAAGGTCAATTTGATATATCTCTACAAGTTACGATACCAAATGAATTTGAAAAAATTGCTCCAATAAATATTGGATATACAGCTGGTATAGAAACAACAAAAGTAGCTCCACAGTGGATTGATAAAGCAAGATTGATGGATAAAATTATTGTTGTTTCAAATCATTCAAAACAAGTATTCGATTTAACGGAATACAAGTTACAAAACCCACAAACAGGCGAGGTAGTTGATTTTAAAAATACAACCCCAATTGAAGTAGTACATTTCCCTGTTAAAAAAGTCCAGCCAAAACAATTTGATTTACAATTACAAACAGATTTTAATTTCCTGTCTGTAGTTCAGTGGGGTCCAAGAAAAAATGCCGAAGCTACCATAAATTCTTTTTATGAAGAGTTCAAAAATGAACCAAATGTTGGTTTGGTTATGAAAGTAAACTTTTCTAAAAATTGTATTATGGATAGATTTAATTGTGAAAAAAGATTACAATCTATTAAAAACAATCACAAAGAAGCAAAATGTAAAGTTTATCTTCTCCACGGAAATATGAGTGAAGAAGAAATGGCTGGTTTATATCATCATCCAGCAATAAAAGCTTTTGTTACAACAACTCATGGCGAAGGATTTGGTCTTCCACTATTTGAAGCAGTATGTGCTGGTCTTCCAGTTATTGCTCCCAAGTGGAGCGGTCATGTTGATTTCCTAATGGCTCCAGTAAAAGAAGATGGTAAGGAAAAATTAAGAAATCATTTTACAACAATTGATTTTGATTTAGCAAATGTAAATAAAGAAGCTGTATGGGAAGGTGTAATACAAGCAGATTCTCAATGGTGTCATGTTAAAACTTCAAGTGTTAAGGATGCTATGAGAACAGTGTTTAAGAATCTTCCAACACCTGTAGCAAAGGCTAAAAAATTAAAAGAATATGTGCTAGAAGAGTTCAAAGAAGAAAAACAAAAAGAAAAGTTTTTAGAAATACTTAAAGATTTTATTAAGCAAGATGAAGATATGCAAAATTGGTTAGCAAATATTAATCAAGTATCTGTAGCATGAAAAATAAAATAGTTTTTATAGCTGATTATTTCGAAGATGAGATACCCGGTGGTGGCGAAAAGTGTAACGAAGTTATTATTGATTTTTTGTCAAAGAAATATGAAGTATTAAAAATTAAATCACGTTTTGTTAATTTGGAATTATTAAAAAATAATTCAAATTCATTTTTTATAATATCAAATTTTTTAGAACTAAATAATAATTGTTTATTTCAAATACAAAATAATTGTAGATACGCGATCTATGAACATGATCACAAGTATGCAAAAAGCAGAAATCCTGCTTTATATAAAAATTTTTTAATACCTAAAAATGAATTAACTAATTTACAATTTTATAAAAATGCAAAATTAGTTATTTGTCAGACTAAATTTCATGCAGATATTGTTAAAAAAAACATTGAATTTAATAATATTATTTCGGCATCCACAAATTTTTGGTCTGAAAAAGAATTAAATATTTTAAAAAATAACAATAATTTAAAAAAGGAAGAAGTAGCGTTTATTTTAGATAGCAATATTGAACACAAGAATACTTTTGGCTCTATTGAATTTTGTAAACAAAATAACATTAATTATTTTATTTATTCAAATTTAGATTATGAAAAATTTATCAATAATATTTCTAGAGCAAATAAATTTGTATTTTTACCAAAAACACCAGAAACTTTTGGTAGAGTTGCAACGGAATGTAAAATATTAGGAATGAAGATTTATTCTAATAATTTATTAGGAGTTTTTCATGAAGAATGGTTTAAAAAATTTGAAGGACTAGAATTATTGGAATATATTAAAAATAGCAATATTTCTTTTATTAAATTTATAGAAGAGAAAATAAATGAACAATAATATAACAGTTATTTTAAATATGTATAGAAGGCCACAAAATATGACCATGCAAATTTCATCTGTTAGGCAGCAAACAGTCATACCGGAAGAAGTTTGGATATGGAAAAATTACCATGAAGATAACAAAGATGTTGATTTAACTAAATTTAATGCTGATAAAATATTTAACAATAATTTTAATTGGAAATTTTATGGAAGATTTGCTGGAGCTATGTTAGCTAAAACAGAATATGTTGCAATTTTTGATGATGATACAATACCAGGAAATAAATGGTTTGAAAGTTGTATAAATACTATAGAAAAAGTTGATGGCATATTAGGTTCTGCTGGAGTTATACTTAATTCTGCTTTATATATGAATCATGAAAGATGTGGCTGGCCAACACAAAATAAAGAAATAACCCAAGTTGATTTGGTTGGACATGCATGGTTTTTTAGACGAGATTGGTTAAAATATTTATGGATGGAAAAACCAGCAACATGGGATAATGGAGAAGATATACATTTTTCTTATCTCGCCCAAAAATATGGAAATATACAAACATATTGTCCACCACATCCATCAAACGATAAAATGCTGCATGGTTCTTTATTGGGTGTAAAATTGGGCACAGATTCAGTTGCAACAAGCAATAATATAGCTGTTTCTCACCAACAATTTTTTAGTGAAAGAGATTTGTGCGTTCAAAACGCCCTAAAAGGTGGATGGAAAACAATTAGAGGTGTTAAATGTTGATGATTGCTTTTGGTACAAGACCAGAATATATTAAATTTAAACCAATAATAGAAATATTTAAAAAGAATAATTTTAATAAATTTAAAATAGTTTTTACTGGTCAACATAAAGATTTGTTAAGCCTAAACGACATAAAAATTGATCATAAATTGGTAATAGAGGATGGAGCAAATAGATTAGATTCTATTTTTATTTCTATTCTAAATAAAGAGCACATATTTCAAGACATAACACATGTTATGGTTCAAGGAGATACAGCAACTGCCTATGTTATCGCTTTATCTTCATTTCATAGAAATATACCAGTTATACATCTAGAGGCCGGATTGCGAACTTATGATATACAAAATCCATACCCAGAAGAATATTACAGGAGATGTATATCCAATTTATCTTCTATAAGTTTGTGTGTTAGTGAGCTTAATAAAGAAAATTTAATAAACGAAAAGACACCAGGAATTATATATGTTGTAGGAAATACAGTATTAGATAATATAAAAGATATTTCATATTTTTATGAAAATAAAATATTAATAACTTTACATAGAAGAGAAAATCACCAAATTATGGATAAATGGTTTACAGAAATTGATAAACTAGCTCAGTTGTACAAAGAATATAAATTTTTATTACCAATTCATCCAAATCCAAATGTTTTGAAATATAGACATTTTTTAAAAAATGTTGATGTAGTTGAGCCTATGGAACATGTTGATTTAATCAAATATATGAGCAAGTGTAAATTGTTAATAACTGACAGTGGTGGCTTGCAAGAAGAATCTTCCTTTCTTAAAAAAAAATCTATCGTTTGTAGAAAAGAAACTGAAAGAAAAGAGGGATTGGGAACATTTAGCTTTTTGTGTAAAGAACCTGAAGATTTAGAAGAAATGTTTACTGAGCTATTAACAAGTTATGAGATTAATGATAATTGTCCTTATGGAGATGGAAATTCTTCGCAAAAAATTTATGACATTATTAAACAAATCATTTGAGGAACATTTAGAATTTTTCAAAAACAAAATATTAAATAAAGAAAATTTTGTTTTTGCTAGATATGCCGATGGAGAAAGAATGATACTAAATAATTCTCCAATTCTCGAAGGAACTCAAGCGTATAATATTGATAATTGGAAATACAATAACAACTTGATCTTTTCTAAAGATCTATATGATACTTGTACACATAAAGAACATAATTATTATTATGCTATTTCTTGTAAATGCTGCGATCCAACAGGTCAGAAATTTTATTCAGACTTGTTACGTAGTCATAATTTAACATTTTCTAATCTTTTTATCAACGCAAATTATGATAATTTTATTAATTTTGTAAACAATTTAAAACAGAATGTTGTATTAATAGCAAATAAAAATTGTCTTAATTCTAAATATCCTTTTAATGTTATTAAAAAAATACCAATTGAAAATGATTGTGTTAATTGGTATGAAGAAAATAAAGATACAATATTAAAAGGCTTAAAATTATTATCAAATAATTATAACGATACTTTATTTTTTATTAGTGCAGGCCCATTGTCTGAGATTATAATACATAATTTATACTTAAATAATCCAAATAACATGTATGTTGATGTTGGCTCTTCCTTAGATGTATATACGCACAAAAAAAATACACGTCCTTATCAAGATAAGAATAGCCAATATTCTAAAAAAGTTTGTATATTATAAAATCTGGTGACTTATGAATAATTTGTGTATTGTAACGTATACTCATTCGAATTGTAAGGATTTATGGGGTCCTTATTTCGATTCTTTAGATATTAATTTGCCTGAAATTAAAAGCTATGTTTTTTCAAATGAATTATCTAATGATTTTAAAAATCATAAATTTATGCAATATGATGATGATTCTTCTTATTGTCAACAGTTTATAAAACTATTACAGAATACAGAAGAAGAATATTTTATATACATGCAAGAAGATTTTATTTTGTATAAAAATGCTGATAAATTAAAAATTAAAAACTATATAGATGTTCTATCTAGTTCTAATTTATCTTATGTTCGTTTAATTAAGTGTGGCGATATTACTGATATTAAATTTTCTCAAGATTTATATTACGTAAGCAGAGATGGAAAATCTAATTTTTCTATTAATTCTTTTTCTAAGCAACCAACGATTTGGAAAAAAACAGATTTTATTGAATTATATGAAATGACTGATAAAGAAAGATTTGGAGAGCATATTGAATATTCAATATCTATGAATCATTTAAATATGAATGGTGTTTATTGTTATAATAATGAACCAAAAAGGGGATTAAACCATTATGATTCTGAAGTTTTTCCATATATTGCGACTGCGGTAGTAAAAGGAAGATGGAATACGACGGAATATGAAAAAGAACTAGATATTATATTTAAAAAGTATAATATCGATAAAAATATAAGAGGTGTATTTTGAAGTTTATTGCTCTAACTTTTGATTATAATATAAATAAATTAGAATCTATTGGTAGACATTGGAGTAAAGACGTTTATAAAGAAAAAAATTTTATTTTTGAATATTCTGCCGCTTCATATGCATCTTTTTTACATTTTAATCCTGATGAAAAATTATATTTATTAACCGATGACGTAGAATTATTACAAAATAAATTATCTATTTATAATATTAATTTAGATAATGTAACCTTTGTTGATTGGCAAAAAGAGCTAAAAGAATATACAAAAGATAAATATGCATTTAGACCATTGATTGAATTGGTAAAATATTTTAAAAACTCTAATGATTATATAATTAAATTAGACAATGATCTAATATGTAAACAAAAAGTAAATTTTAGTAATTTAAAAGATGAAGTACTTGTTTGGAAACTAGAAGGACTAGTAGCACATGGCGATCCAAGATGGGGAGAAAAATTAGTATGCAATACAGTGGTTAATAATACTAATTTTATTAGATATAACGTTGGAGTTTTAGGTTTACCGCCATCTTTTTGGAAATATCATGAAGATTATTTAGATGTTTGTCAAAAAATGATTGATGTTGACATTTCTGGGGTTACTGATGTAAATTCTAAAATTTATCATTGCTGTGAACAAACAGCATATAATTGGATATTTTATAAATATAATTATACAATTTTTCAAACATATAATTTATTTGATCATCTTTTTGATAAAAAAGGCGATTGCATTGAACAAGCAAGAAAATATAGGAAAATTTAAATGAACAATTATTATGGTTGGAGAGCTAGCGAACATCACGCTAATGAATATGTAAAATCAATAAAAACAATTTTAGAAAATAAGGAAAATATTAATTCTTTTCGTGGTATTAGTAATACTGGATACAGCACAATTTTAGAACATTTAAATGAACGAGATGGTAAAAAGTATTATGAAATGATAAGAAAAGATTTTAATAATGATTTACAATTAATAAATAAATTTATTTTAAATGATCAAATTGGTAATCCAATAAAATTTAGATACGATGATTTCTACATTAATCCTACCACTTTAAGATATTCTTATGTTGCTTTGGACTTAAAGAAAACTTTTGGAGATTTAAATAATTATAATTATGTTGAGATAGGTGCTGGATATGGCGGGCAATTGACAACATTAAGTAGTATATATAGTTTTAAGTCCGCAACGCTTTTTGACATACCAGATGCCATGCTATTGCAAAATGAGTATTTATCTAAATTTAACATTAAAGCAGATTTTTTTACGATTGATCATGATTTTAAAATACCATCTGATTCAATAGTGGTTAGTAACTATGCATGGTGTGAATTAAATGATCAATATAGAAAAATATATATGGATAAAATAATCAATAAATGCAAGTATGCTTATTTAACAGTATATGACATTAATATAGAAAAAGAATTTGCACATTATAAAAATAATATTTCTTTTACAACTGATGAATTCAACGGTTGTACAATAGTTAAGATAAAAAATCAAGGATAAATATCATGAAACGCGCTTTAGTCTGTGGTGCTGGTGGCTTTATCGGTTCACATTTAGTTAAAAGATTAAAACAAGAAGGATACTGGGTCAGAGGTGTTGATTTAAAAAAACCTGAATTTAGTAAAACAGAAGCAGATCATTTTATTGTAGGTGATCTCAGAGATCAAAGATTTGTAAAAGAAATTTTTTCTTTTGCTGGATCCAAGAAAGAACCATATGAAATATTTGCTAAGCAATTTGACTTAAACTTCGATGAAGTTTATCAATTAGCTGCCGATATGGGCGGTGCTGGTTATATTTTTACTGGAGAGCACGATACAGATATCATACATAATTCTGCTATAATAAATTTAAACGTTGTAGAACAGTGTATTAAAAGAAAAATTAAGAAAATATTCTACAGTTCATCTGCTTGTATGTATCCAGCATATAATCAAGAAGATCCGGAAAATCCAAAATGTTCAGAAGAAAGTGCATATCCAGCAGCACCAGATAGCGAATATGGATGGGAAAAACTTTTTAGTGAAAGATTATTTCTTGCCGCTATGAGAAATTATAAATTAGAAGTTCGTATTGCTAGATTTCACAACATATTTGGTCCGGAAGGAACTTGGAGTGGTGGTAGAGAAAAAGCGCCAGCAGCAATGTGTAGAAAAGTTTCTGAAGCAAAAGATGGAACCGAGATAGAAGTATGGGGAGATGGCAAGCAAACACGTTCTTTCTTATATATTGATGAATGTATAGAAGCAGTTCGCAGATTAATGGAAAGTAATTTCTCAGGTCCTGTAAATATTGGTAGCGAAGAAATGGTTAGTATCAATCAAATGGCTCAAATAGTTATTGATATATCTGGTAAAAATTTAAAAATAAAAAATATTTCAGGCCCAGTTGGAGTTAGAGGAAGAAATTCTGATAATAATCTTATAAGAGAAAAGTTGGGATGGGATTATCGACAATCCCTTAAAATAGGATTACAAAAAACTTATGATTGGATATCTGAACAGGTTAAGAATAATAGATATTCAGATAATGAACTTAAAATATTATTAAAATTAGGAGAGAATTGATATGATAGAACAACGCCCTTGGGGAGAATTTCACGTTCTCCACGAAGAAGAAAAATGTAAAGTAAAAAAACTGGTTATAAAGCCAGGACAAAAGTTTAGTTTACAATCACATCAAAATAGAAATGAATTGTGGACTGTTTTAAGTGGAATCGGAGAAATAACATTAGAAGATGAAATTTCTCCAACACAAGCGGGAATGATTTATTATATCCCAGCGACAACAAAACATCGTTTGGAAAACGTTGGAAATGACGATCTTGTAGTAATTGAAGTACAAACAGGAACTTCATTTTCCGAAGAAGATATTGTAAGATATGAAGATGTCTACGGGAGAGTACAAAATGGATAAATTTAAATTATCAAATCAGGCACTTGGAGCAGTGATGCTTGCTCTACAAAATAGCTTGCTGACACAAACTGATATTGTTCCGGTATTAAAGGGTTTTGAATTGTTTATTGGACCCGATGGAGAACTTGTTGTTTCTAATCCTCCATCAGTTAGAGCAAAGTTACCCGACGAAGAAGAAGAGCCAGTCTTTGTAAGCGAATGATATGCCAAGATATGTATATCATTGTGAAAAATGTGATAATACATTTGAATATTATCACGGTATGAAAGAAAAAATGACTGAATGTGAGGTTTGTAAAGAACAAACTTTATTAAAAGTTCCATTTTTTAGTGGTACAATCAAAAAAGAAATAAAACAAAAACCTGGTTCTATTGTAGAAAATTATATCGAAGAAACACGCGAAGAAATAAAACGAGAAAAAGAAAAGTTAAAGAAAATAGAGTTTAAACCTGAATGATGATTTTAATATTTCTAACATTTTTATTTGCCGTTTCAACTGCTGTGTTAGGTTGGTTTTGTTATAAGCTTGTATTTAGGTTGAATTTTGTTTCTAACAATTTAATCGATTTGTATGGTAGATTAGAAGAATTCGACCAACATATAAATTTTATTTATGAGCTTGAATTATATTATGGTGACGAAACACTGAAAAATCTTATTCGTCATTCAAAAGATCTTCGCAACTATATGAAAAAATATAAAGAAGTGATGGAACTATTGGAAGAAGAACAAATTATCGAAGAGGAACTAAATGACGAATCAAAAGAACCAGAAGAGGATGAGGAGAACAAAGAAAAGTTCGCCACAGCAGCAGGAAAAACTGTATTTTACGCAGGACCATGAAGACGCTATAATAAAATACGCAAATACTAAAGACGCAAAAATAAGACAAGATTTGTATAGAAGCCTTATAGGTCCAGCATTTAATGAAATGGTAAATAAAATAGTTTTTACTTATAAGTTTAATAATCTTCCAAACATAGAAGATCTAAAAGAAGAATGTAAAATTTGGATTACAACTATTTTAGATAAATTCGATCCATCAAAGGGCTCAAAAGCTTTTAGTTATTTTTCTGTTATAACTAAAAACTGGTTTATTCATAAAGTTAAAAAAGTAAGCCGTCAAAATAAAAAAGAGTTATTTCTCGACGATGCCGAGCATCAAAAAGAATTTGATTATGATAATTTAGTGATTTATAATCAAACAGACAATATAAGAGAAAATGATGAATTTTGGAAACATTTATGGGAAGAGATAGAAGATTGGAAAAATTTAGACTTAAAAGCAAATGAAAGAAAAGTTTTAGAGGCTGTTACAATCTTGTTGAAAGATCCGGATTCAATCGAAATTTTTAATAAAAAAGCGATTTATTTATACGTGAGAGAGATAACAGACCTAAATACCAAGCAAGTTGTCAATAATCTCAACAAAATAAGGCAAAAATACAAAGAATTTAAGAAAACCTGGGATGACGGAGAAATTTAGTGGATAAAAAAGAATATATAGCCTACTTATTAAAAGTGAGGGTTGTATATGTCAAGCGGAGTTTATAAAATAACAAATAAGATAAATGGAAAGTTTTATATAGGAAGCGCTATTAATTGTTTTAAAAGATGGTGTAAAAAATATAATGAACATCTTGAATCCGCATTTAAAAAATATGGAAAAGAAAACTTTATATTTGAAATAATAGAAAACGTAGAAGATACTTCTAAACTAATCGAAAGAGAACAATACTATATGGAACTTTTAAAGCCAGAATATAACAAAAGGTCAATAGCCTCTTCTAATCTGGGAATAAAAGCATCTGATGAGACAAGATATAAATTATCATTAGCAAGAAGAAAAAGAATTACGAAACCAGAAACTTGTGAAAAAATTTCTGCTTCTCTAAAAGGAAGAGAGATAAAGTGGAAAGAAAAAATTGCGGAAGCCAATAGTGGAGAAAATAACTATAATTATGGAAATGAACTTTCAGAAGAATGGAAGAAGAAAATTAGCGATTCTTTAAAAGACAGAAAAAAAACAGAAGAACATAAAGAAAACATAAGTAAAGGAAAAAAGGGAATTAAATTTTCCGAAGAACATAGGAAAAAATTAAGTGAAGCAGCAAAAAAAAGAAAAAAGAAAACAAGTTGTCAACAATCTAAATAAAATAAGACAAAAATACAAAGAATTTAAGAAAACCTGGGATGACGGAGAAATCTGACGAGATCATATTTATTAATATGAAATCTAAAAAAACAAAAGAAGAACTAATACAACAAGCGATCGAAAACATCAATCAAGATCGTGAAGCGGCACAAGAACTACTCCAGGATGTTGCCGAATACATAGGTCAGCAAAAAGATAGATATTCTTCTACTGGTATGGTTGCTGCTAAATATTTGGAAACTCTTCAAAGATCGAACGAACAATTGGTTAAACTAATTTCTTTAATGAAAAAAGTTGACGAAGATAAATATGGGGATTTAAACAAGGAAGATAAAGAAGAACTCTATAATGAAATAGAGGAGACAGAATGAAGTGGTCGTCAAACTATCTATTAACGATTTAAATTCCGCAGAACACAACCAAGAGCCGGAATCACTAGAGCCAGAAAATTTAAATGGCCTAGATCTTATTATTAAAAATAATCAAAATGCTACCAAGCCAAATGTTGTAAAAAAAATAGTTGGTCCGTATAAGGGGATAGTCATTAAAGGCGTCGGAGATGTAACAACATATACAAAAACTCCTTCTTCGCCAAGTGATGGTGGATTATTTGATTTTAATTTTCTTGGAGCAGATAGCTTACCAAAACATAGAATTTATATACCTCTTTTACATTCGCATATACCACAAAGTTTATTGGGAAGTGATTTATCAAATGTGCCAGCCGCTGTTGCTGCTATGATACCTGAGTTTTTAGCAGAAAGCTCCAATATAAAAAGTGTACCTCCCGGTACTACAGTCTGGTGTAATTTTTTAGATAGAGAAAATTTTAAAGATCCAATTTATCTCGGTCCAATCGATGATAAAAAGGGAATTCCAACAGATGGAAGCCAAGTCTCAACAGCAGCAGCTGGTGCTGCTGGTGGTGCTTTATCGGGTTTTGCGGGACAAGGAGATCCTTTTGGTGGCGCCAGTTATAGAAATCCGTCGGGTCAAGTTTCATATCCATCTATAACCGGTTCTTGGACTGGTGAACTTCCAAAAAATGGATTTACTGCTACTACAGCAACAAAAGAGCAGCTTGTTGCTATGGCTCGCGCCCAAATAGGCAAAAAGGAATCGCCAGATGGCTCAAATGGGGGACCAGATATCGATCCTTTTAATGGCGGGAGAAAAGAAGCTTGGTGTATGCACGGCATAGCTTGGTGTTTTAGACAAATAGGAGCACCATTACCAGCCGATAAAATACCGTACCCGGGTGAAAATGGTTATAATCCAGCTTCTTCTATTAGTCAATATTACGGCGTACAAAAATGGGCTGAAGCACTTAGTGCTTGGTTCCAAGAACCACAAGTTGGAGATATTGTTGTATACAACACCAGTAATGATCCTAATTTAGTTAATTCGAATAGACACGTAGGGTTAGTAATTGGTGTTGATGGCGATATGATGGAAACAGTTGAATTTAATTGGGGCGGTAGTTGTTATTCTGTAAAATGGGATTGGAGAAATCAACTTTTTATAAATAAAGATGGAAGTAAAGTTAAAAAGTATTCAATACTTGGTTATGGCAGAAGACCGTTGCCATATTCTGGGGTTCCCGGAGGACAATTAATACAAGAGCAATCTCCAAGCCCAGCAAATTATAAATTAAATGTTACTTTAGAGCCTGGTTCTCCAAATAAAGATGTTGTTGATGCTGCTTTTTCTTATGTTGATGGAGCTGGCGGTCAATATGAAATGAGGGGAAGTGGAGTAATTGAAACAATATTTCATAAAGGACAAATCGTCCTTCCCTATACGAATAGTACATATTGTAGTGGAGCTACTTTCACAATAGCGATGAAAGTTATTAATAAGAGAAATTTATTTGCGAATAAAACAATTGAAGAGGTAAAAAGATTTCAGAGAATTTGGTATGGATTTACAAATCCGGATCCATCAGTAGTAGAGCGCCAACAAGGACCGGCTTTGGAGATGATGGGAATTGGCGGTCAAGTTTCTCACTCAGAAGCTTTGCCTGGAGATTTTGCGCAGATATGGAGAACAAATAATAGCGGCCATAGTGTTGTTTTTTTAGGTTGGATCGAAGAAGGTGGAAAAATAATAGGTTTTGATTATCGAAGTTCTCAAGGAAAAGGTGTTGGCAGTGGAGTTGGTAATAGAAAAGAATATTTCTCGGATTCCGGGAAGGGCTCTGTTGTTCGAAGTAGACTGTATTTTTCTAGAATAAAAGTATAAAATAAATTGTTTATATTGTATTTAACAAACCTGGAGATGATCGATGATTAGAAAAAAGAAAAACATAGATCTTACTGGATTGAATTCAGATTATTTAAAGAAAATAAAAAATATCTCTGGCGAAGCGAAAGCAAGAAATTCTGGTGTCGCAGGAGAAGCACTAAGAGAGCCTGTGCCAGAATACATCAATATGGTTGGAGACACTGTAACCAAGGGAGCCAACAATACTTGGATTATTCTTGGAAGAGATAGACCAGCTAGTCGATTATCTGGTTATGGTGGTTTGGGCGATACACAAGCAGGAGCAATCGATATAGTTGTTGGCAGGATGGCAAACAAGCCACAAGATGGCGTTTTCGTTGATCCCAATTTTGAAACAGACGCTGCTAGAATTTATATCTCTCAAAAATCAGATATTGACAAAAACTTTAAAATTGTTGGTGGTGGAGTTGGAGAATCAATAGCTCGTTCTAGCATAGGAATGAAAGCAGATTCTATTCGAATAATTGGCAGAGAGGGTATAAAACTTGTAACCGGTGTTGATAAAGAAAACTCACAAGGTGGCAAAATATCTTCAATAAGCGGTATTGATATAATAGCTGGTAATGACGACGAACAATTACAACCTCTGGTTAAAGGAGATAATTTGGCAAGAAGTCTCGAAGAGCTGTGTGATAATTTGGAATCGGTTAGTGGAATTTTGTCTACTTTTTTAACTTCTCAAATGGATTTTAATTCTACTGCTGCGATGCATTATCACTATTCTCCTTTTTATGGTATGCCTTGTACCCCATCAGATACATTAGCTTCCAAGGGCGTGGAAGTTGCGATGAAACAATTAAATGATTGTATGCTTGGATTACAAAAATTCAAATTAAAAATTAATATATATAAGAATAATTATTTAAGAATTCACGGCGAAAAATATATAAATAGCAGATTCAACAAGGTTAATTGATACAATGTATTTACCAGATAAAATAATTGTCGATTTGTATCAAGTAGAACTTGTTGTTGACAAGATATCAAAAATTTTAAAGCAGATTATGAAAATAACTGCTTGCGGGCAAACTATTGATGTTGGAAATGATTTAGACTATGCCTTAAAAGATTTAACTTCATTTAAAAAGAAGTTAATTAATTTAATTTCAAAAGAAGCAAAAAAATATCAAACAGACATATTCGGTAATGTTATTCAATCGTTTAGCAACTACCGATATGTTGAGCTAATGTTTTCTGAAGATTATAGAGAAATAACTTCTGTTAGATTATTTGGTGAAACAGCTGGAGGTTCGTATAATAGATATAGTATTTTTAATTTACCAAATAAATTTGATGCTACAACTATAATGATGTTATATAATTCTGAGGAAATTATACAGAATTTTAAAAATATTGCCGAAGAAGAATTAAAATATATTGAATTTTTACAAGATTATTTTACTCCATTTCCATTATTACACCCAATAAGACAAAAAGACTTAAAATGCCTAGATAATGCTTCAAAGCAATATGATGATGGAAAAGAAAAAACTTCTGAAGAAGTAAAAGAGCAAACAAAAAAATTCGAATCTATAGATTTTAAAAAGCAGATATTTGATGTCAGAGAACCAAGCTTTTCAAAAGTAGATGGTTTGACGTTTGTATTACCAGAAATAGAATTGATTTTAAAAAAACTAGAAACATTCGAGGCAGCAGACGACCCAGGTGCCATAATAAATGTAATACAATCTACAATATTTGATAAATTTAAAATTTCAGATATAACTGGTTTCGTCTTCGATGGCTTGAATCTACAAATTGATCCATTTAAATTTTTAACCGATTTGGAACCTGTATCTATAATAGAAAAAATAGATAATTTACCAGAAAAAGAAAGACAAAAAATATATCAAATTTTAAAAGATCCCAACGGACCAGTAAAACTAGACAAGATAATGGTAGATTTACAAGAATTTATTAATTTTAAATTAAATTTAGAAAACATAGATTTAGACTTAAGTAAATCGTTAAATAGTATTTTGTTAGATTTGGAAAATATAAAAATACCAGAAGTTTTGATTGAATTAGCAAATCTTAAATCGCCAGACACAACAAATCGCTCTCCAAATTTTGAAGCTTCATTGCCAGAAATATCAAATAAAATAAATAAAATTAAATTAAAAATCGATAATTGGATTATAAAATTAGGAGAAATAACAAATATTTTTAATACAGAACCAACTCTGGCAAACATACCAGAAAACGGTCAGATAAAAGATAAATTACAGGAAAATATAAGAGATTTAGAAGATTTTAAAATAAAATTAAATAATATATCATTTGATCCTAATTTTAATGTAAAATTATTAGAGGCATATAATTTTGCTGTCAATATAAAGTTACCAGAATTATATTTTAATTTAGATCAATTTATTAATAAAAAAGTTAAAAAGAAAAATTGTAAATTTAAGATGCCTAAAGTTAGGCCAAATTTGAAAATAACTAATTTATTTAAAAAAATTAAACTTAAATTTCCGAAAATATTTTTAGATTTTAAAACAAGATTTAACTTAATTTTTCCAAAATTTGATTTCTTGGAAGAACTAAGAAAAGCATTTAATTTGGATATATTCAATAAGCAGATACCAAATGTGGAATTGCCATTAATAGAACTGCCAAAATTTAAAATACCGGATTTTAATATTGAAATATCGGATTTGTTTGGTGACTTTTCAGATTTAATTGATTTTAGTATTTTAAAGACAATGTCCTCTATACTATCTCAAATTACAAAAATTCTATTAGAATTACTAAATTTATTAAATAAACTTGACGACTTTGCTTTCGAAAATATGTTTCCGCTACCAGAAATAAATATTTCAAATCCAAATATTCCAAAATATCAATTAGCTTTTAATGAAGAGTGGTTAATTTATATTGAATATGTATATCGATTATTGATAGAAACTGATAAATTGAGAACAGAACCTCAAGTAATTAAATTACCTGACAGTATGGTAACGAATCCCGGTATAAGAGATAAAATAAAAAATAAAATGGTGTTAAAGCCAATTGAAAATTGTGAACCCAGATTAATACAGCCGCCAAGTACAATCACCAAAAGAGAAATGAAAAGAAGAAAAATTGAAAATATACAAGATGCTTTAGCCATATCTGATATTGATTCTCTTTTAGAAAAAATAAAAAATTATCAATTCTCTGATATACACGATTATTTTAGAACTGAAAATACAGATGAAGATTTAGTAATAGATATATTGAGATTTATAGCCAAATCGCTAAAAGATACACCAAATCAAATAAAACCGAAGCTACCTATGTCTTCTGTTGAGTTAATTAAAAAAACCTCTGATATGGTCGAACAAATTGAAGCGATATTAGATCAAAGAGAGATGAATTCTCTTCTAAATGGTACCTATTCTGAAGAAACAGCAGAAATAGTCCGTAATATAGCAAAAATAAACTTCCCAGATTTAACATACAAGGTAGATCCAATAAAATATTTTAGAATGTTAGGTAAAGTTATAGGTTCTAAAAATAATCCTAAATTTGGATACAAAGAAGCCCTAAGTGGAGTTGGAATTAAAAAATGAGCGAAAAAAATCGTACACAAGAAGAGCGAATAGAAAAAATCAAAAATCTTTTATCTCAAAAAAATGGTAAAATTGACGATGAATTGAAAAATGAAATATTAAAAATAACAACACAAAAAAGAAATGAAAAAGCAAATGATGTAATAAAAGATTTATCGAGCGCCAACAGTTTTGATTCTAACGAAATAGCACAAGAACTTGGAAATATAGAACCACCAGATGTAGTGAAAGAATCCATAAGGAAAACTCTTTCTTCTATTGTCGATCCTATTAGAACTACATTTATGGCTGAAGTGCCAAAATATGTCGACGCTATATCTACAGAACGAGAAGTTGACAAAATTATTCCAAGAACCGTAAAAACAAAAACAATAAAAAAGATAGAAAACGGCAAGTTTGTTCCCGCTGGTGGAGAAGAATTAGTTATAAACCCGGAGTTTAAACTATTGTTGTCGACTGGATATAAGCCAGCAGACGTACAAGAATATGAAAAAAAGGTTAAAGATATATCTGGTGGAGATCCGGAAGCGGATGATAATCCGTTAATAAATTTTTTAATAGCAACACAAAACCCGGAAATAGGCACTTCTGATAGTGATTATATAAAAAATTATACCGGTGGCGAAGAACCCGGCAAAAGAACAGAAAAAATAACAAATACAGTCAATATTCCTGCTGGTATATTTATCAAGTCATTCGAAGACATAGAAAATAATGTTAGATATGTTTCTCAACTTGGTTCGAAAGAAATTAAAATGGAAGGGAACATATACAAAACACAAAAATTAAATTCTTTAAAAACCACGGAAACAACAGATATACCTGACTGGAAAATATCATATAGAGAAAAAAGTAAAAAATATTATTTAGATATTAAAAATAATTTTGAATATCTTTATAACAATAAGATTACAGTTAATACTTCTTCTTATTCATTTATTGGTAACTTAGATAGTGCTTTGACACAAGAAGAAAAAGATTACTTAAATAGTGTAAATTTAGCTGAATGTGAAGAATTTGATAATGATGAATTGTATTCCTATTTAATGTTTCGAAAATTTTCTAATGCTTTTGAAAGAACACTAAGTGATACTGAAGCGACGCAAGTAAGAGACAAATTAAAGGAAAAACACACTCCATTAATTGAAAATATTATTAGTAGTTTTATGTCTGTTTATATTAAAAACAGATTATTAAGTCCTTTTAAATTAACAAAAATTGAAGGATTGGAAGACGCAGATTTAGAAAAAACAAATTTAATAATTTTAAATTTATTAAACTTCATACCAGAAGCTAGTGAAGAATTAAAAGCTTGTGGAAAACAACCACATCCATTAAATTTAGATTCTACAATAGATTTGATGACTAAAAAATTTAATCAAGTTGGCTTACAAGTTATACCAAAAAAAGAATACTGTGCTGATATTTCTCTTGGGGCGCCAAAAAATCCAATAACAGAGGCAACTGCTATTGGTGTTGTTCTTATGACAACAAGAATAGTAATTTTTGAAAATATTTTAAAATCTTTGTTTGTTTTAGATACTCACAAATATGCTTATGAACTATTGGATTCAGGTTTATTGATAGACTTTATGTATATAAAAGTATTAGAAAATTTAAAAAAATATAATATATTAGAACAATTTGAAGAAATAGTAGAAGAAAATTATGATTTTTTAAAACAAAATAATCTTATAACACAAGAAGATGAAGAAAATATTTCTACTGTAATTTCTTCTTACTTGAACCAAGAGAAATTACAAAATGAAAACAAACAATTAAAAATATTAATTAAATCTCTGACAAGAAAAACTATTGGATATACAAAAAAATTGATAGGTGTTTCTGGTGATATAGATAAAACTTCTATATTATCTTCCATAACAAACAACAAGATTTATGATTTGCCAGAATTATATTTTGATAGAACGACGCTAACCAGTACAAAAGAAGAGACAAGGAGAAGAGTTACGAGGATCAACAAGGAAAAGACAGAAAATTCAACTGATTTTTTCATATTAGAAAGATATGTTGACGTACAAGATTTATATAATACGACTAATTGGTCTGTTAGTAGTCAACTAAGCAGCATAAAATTAAAATATCCAAATATAAACGGTTGTATAAGATTTGAAGATTATCAACAATTTTTAAATTCTTTTATTGAAAATGACTTACCGAACTTAACAATTAGAGAATCCGTCAGGCCAATCATTGATAATACAGTTAAAAAACTAGATTATTTTTTAAAAAAACCAAGATTGGGAATAAGATTAGTACAAGTCTCGGAAAGAAGAAAAATGTCTTTTGCTTCTTTGCCAATAGCTATATCTCGTTCCAGCATAGATACACAATTAAAAAATGTGTTAAACATTTCAAATACAAATATTAGTTTTGATTTGGATAAAATTAAGTATAAAAAAATGTATAGTTTTTTTGATATAGATTATAACAGCGAAAAAGTAGTTTATTATAATTCTTTCCCAGTGGTAGAAAAAGAAGTTTTAATTAATTATGATAAAATATACAACTTAACACAGCAGAAAATAAATAATTTCGAACAACAAGTTTATGACAAGGAAAAAGATAATATATTAAAGAACATAACACTAGATTCATTATATAATTTGTTATTAAATAAATGTTTTATGACAAATAAAATACCAAATCTAGCATTATTTTATAGTAATAGCGCTTTGTCTACTTCTGCTATGGAAAATTTATTTACTTCTAGTAAAAATAAAATTTTAGATTTATACGATTCCGCAGTTAATATTAAAAATTATAAACATAAAAATTCGATAGAGAGAAATGGCGGAACAACAGCGAAATATAAACAAGATTTAGATAATGTTGGTAATCCTTCTGGTGGTTTTAATTTTGATATATTACAATTTTTTATAACCACTCCTATATTGATATTAAAGGGTATAACTCAATTAATGGATCCAAATATCGCTATAGCTTCACAAATAGTTAATGCCGCGTCGGCTGGATTGTTATTCCCAAGAATAGAAAATAATACTCCAGTTTATCCAGGGCAAAAAGTTATATTACCAACTGCTCTTGCTTCTATGGCTCTATTACCAGTTAATTTGTTACCTCCAGGTCTTGGCATAGGTCCACCAGTAACTCCACTACCAGGTATGTTATATTGGGCGCTTGAACCATTATTATGGAAATTGCCATTTTTTCAGAATCAGGCAGCGAACAGTGATGAAGCAAAGAAACTTAAGGATGATCCGCAATATGGTGGATTAAAAATAGGAGATCCGGATAATTTTAAATGTGATGTGGATCAGGACGAATAATTATTATATTTAGGAGAATTTCAAAATGCCAGTAGGATTATCTCCAAAATTTCCTCTTTCTTTGTCTGAAAGTGGCGATTTTGCTACAAATCAAACGATGAAAGAATTAGTAAAACAAAATTTTAAGAATTTACTTTTAACCATACCGGGCGAAAGAATAATGATACCAGATTTTGGTGTTGGAATAAAAAGATTTCTTTTCGAACAAAAAGGAGCGGGAATTTTAGAAAATATTATTGGCTCAATACAATCTCAAGTTCGAACTTATATGCCATACATAGATTTAGTGGATGTAAGTATTACCGATGATTCTTCTTCAGAAGAAATAGTTTATATAAAAATTACATATTTTATTAAACCACTTTCAGAACAAGATATTATTGAGATAAGTGCTATATAAACTTTTATCAAAATACTATTTATACCAGGTGGTTTAATTAAATGGCTAATAGAAAGATACCTATAAATTATGCTGCTAGAGATTTTGAATCTATAAAGTCAGATTTAGTTTCTTTAGCAAAAAAATATTATCCCAATAATTTTAAAGATTTTAGCGAAGCGGGTTTTGGTTCGATGATGATGGATAATGTTGCCTACATAGGCGATATATTATCTTTCTATTTAGATTATCAAGCAAATGAGACTTTTTTCGATTCCGCTTTAGAGTTTCGAAATGTAGTTAAGTTAGCTAAGCAAATGGGTTATAAGTTTAGAGAAAATCCCTCTTCACAGGGGATTGCTACTTTTTTTATTTCTATACCAGCATCTTCAACTGGTCTTGGACCGGATACAGCTTATATTCCAATATTAAAACAAGGCTCGACAATAAATACTGAATCTAGTATAAATTTTACCCTACTTGAAGATGTTATTTTTTCATCACCAGCAAACGATGTTGTTGTAGGACAGGTCAATGAAGATACGGGCGCTCCAACCTCTTTTATCATAAGGGCATATGGAAGAGTTGTATCTGGCGAAAATAGAGAACTTTTTGTTAATGTTGGTGAATATAGTAAATTCTTAAAAATTCCTATATCTTTATCTAATATTTCTGAAATAATATCTGTTGAAGACGAGCAAGGAAACAAATATTACGAGGTTGATTATCTTTCACAAGATGTAATATATAAAGCAGTTGTAAACAGAAGTGAAACAAACAAATATGCTCCTTCTATATTGAAACCATTTAATGTGCCAAGAAGATTTACTGTAGAAAGAGATGGAGAAAGAGTTTATTTACAATTTGGAAGCGGAAGAGACGCCACTGGCAACATAGCTGATGCCATAACAGAACCTTCAAAAGTTGTTTTACAATTACACGGAAAAGATTATTTTTCTGATGAAAGTTTTGACCCAACAAATATAGTTGAAAGTGATGCCTTTGGAGTTGTACCAGAAAATACACGTTTAAGAATTGTTGTTAGAACTAATTCCAATTCTAATGTTAATGTTGGTGTTGATACATTAACAAAAGTTTCTAATGCTAGATTAGAATTTAAAGATTTAACGGTCTTAAATTCTTCTATAGTTTCAAACATTATAAACTCAATTGAATCTACAAACGAAGAACCAATATTGGGTGATATAACTCTTCCGTCTGTTGAGGAATTTAAATTAAGAGTATTAAATTCATTTTCTTCACAAAATCGAGCCGTAACCAAACAAGATTATGAAGCATTGTGTTATAAGATGCCTCCTATGTTTGGCTTGCTTAAAAGAGTGCGGGCAGAAAGAGATACTGACAGTTTTAAGCGAAATATTAATTTATATGTTGTATCAGAAGACGAATATGGCAAACTAATACAGAGCAATTCTGCTATAAAAGAAAATCTAAAAACTTGGCTAAATAAAAGCAGGATGATAAATGATACAATTGATATATTAGATGCGAATATATTGAATTTTGGCATAGATTTCGAAATAGTTGTTGATACAACTGCCGATAGATATGAAGCCTTAAATAATGCTTTGTTTGAAGTAAAACAAGAATTTTCTAGGGTCAGAGATATAGGCGAGCCATTATTTATAACCGATGTCTATAAATCACTTAAAAAAGCTAAAGGTGTTTTAGATGTTGTCGATGTTAAAATAAGCGTTAAGACTGGCGGATTGTACTCTGATAATTTTATAGACATAACAACTTCTACTTCGCCAGATGGAAGATACATTAACATACCGCAAGATTATGTATTTGAAGTAAAATACCCAGATAACGACATAAAAGGATCGATTAAATAATGTCAATCAGAAGATATGTTGCCAACAAAGATACAACTATAACAAACGCGTTTAAAGAAAATTTAACTACACGCGCAACAACAGCAAATATGGGTGCCTCTGATATTTTAGAGGTATTTAGTATTTACGGACAAGCAACAACTTCTTCATTAGAAGCTTCTAGAGTATTGGTGGAGTTTCCAATAAACGATATAATTTCTGACAGAAATAACAAAAAAATAGCTGCTAGTGGAAGCGTTCAATTTATATTGAAATTAAGCAATGCTCCCCACGGAAATTCTACTCCAAGTAATTTTACTTTGTTGGTATCGCCAATATCTAGAAGTTGGATTGAGGGGACTGGCCTCGATATGGAAACTTATACGGATGTGGGTCCAGTTAATTGGTTGAGTTCAAGTGATATTCAAACTTGGACTACTGAAGGTGGTGATTTTTTACCAAAAACTTATACTCAATATTTTGATACTGGTTTGGAAGATTTAGAAATTGACATCACAGAAACAATTGAAAATTGGATAGTCAGTAGCTCTAATAATTTTGGATTTGGAATAAGATTAACAGGTTCAGAAGAAAATTCTACAGAAAGTTATTACACAAAAAGATTTTTTGCTAGAGGAAGTGAATTTTTCTTTAAAAGACCTTGGATTGAAGCTAGAACAAACGATTCTTTCAAAGATGACAGAAATAAATTTACTATTAGTAGCTCTCTTTTAGATTCGCAAGATAATTTAAACACACTTGTTCTATACAACAGAGTTAACGGTCAATTAAAAAATATCCCATCGATAGGAACCGGCAGCGGTCTAAATGTCAGTTTATATGCTGGAGTATTTAAGCCGTCAGGCTCTGCTTTGGTTCTACACAATAATCAGACAAAAATAGAAGCAGGATTTTATAAAACAGGAGTTTATACCGCTTCTGTTGGGATAAACACTAAGTTTCCTTATCTTTTTGATGTTTGGTTTTCTGGCAATTCAGCAGAGGCGACTGGTGCCGTTGTGTTTGCTACTGGAAGTGTTATTTATACAAATGATTTTGAAGCTTCATTTGACGATCAACAACCGCAATATGTAATATCCGTCGCTAACTTAAAGAGTTCTTATAAGAGAAACGAGCAAACAAGAATAAAAATCGTCACTAGAGACAAAGATTGGTCTCCAAATATTTATCACGTCTCTTCGTATGATGTTGAGAATATCGTAATAGACAATTTATTTTATAAAGTTATTCGAATCCAGGATGGACTAGAAGTGGTACCATATGGAACTGGCGCAATAGAATATACAAAATTATCATACGATAAAGATGGAAATTATTTTGATCTAAATTTTGATTTATTTGAACCTGGTTATTTATATGGTATCAAAATAGGTCATAAATATGGTGATGGATTTAATGAATTTAGCGAAACTTTTAAATTCAGAGTGGAATAAATAAAATATGTCTCTAAAAGATTTGTTTAAAAAGAATTCAGGCAAAATATTGGATAAAACTTCTATTGCCGATCAATTTTCTGAATTGGAAAGTGAAAATTACGAAACTGAGTTATTAAAAGAAAAAAATCGGTACATACCAAGAATTGATTTTTCTGAGCCGACAAACTTCGCAAAATTTGGCTCTGCTGAAAAATATTATAATGACGCTATAGCTTCAATTTATAATTCATATCCATATGATGGTTCTTTGTATGAAAAATTAAAGTGGCACAATAGTAATTCGAATATAGCAAATTATGTATTTGAAAACTATTATCCAAGAACAAATGGATATATCAATTTTGGATATAGCTATGGAAATATAAGCTCTAGTATATCAGATTATTCTGTAACTGACAATGTTGAATACATTTTGGTTAAAGGTGGTCCAAATGCTAGTTCTGAAATAAGTTTAAAAAAGAAATTCGAAAAAGCAAACAAGCTTGATGTTGCTAACAGTAGAGACTACAATCTCTATATAAATGGAGCAGTTGGATTTACAACAGAATTCTGGTTTAATAAAACAACGACTTCTTCTCAGTCATCAAAGCAGGTAATATTTGATCTATGGAATAGTGGAACTATTGGTAATTCTTCTGGTGATCCATATGGGAGGTTTAGAATAGAATTTTCAACTTCTTCGCTAGATCAATTTACAATAGTTGTTCGAAGCGGAAGCGAAGGAACATCAGAAGACGGAGCTTTGATAGGTAGCAATTTAGATCTTACTGCCTCTTCTTGGAATCATTATGCTTTTAGTGTTATAAACAGTGGTTCTCAATTAAAAATTGATTTATATAAAAACGGAGAATTAAATTCAACTATTCTTACCGGCTCTTCGATAACTGAAGTTACAGGAGCATATATAGCAAGTATTGGCTCTCTTATCGCAAAACATAAAACCAGTGCCACTACAGAATTAGGATATGGAAAATTATCTGCTTCTTTGGATGAGTTTAGATTTTGGAAAGAAAAAAGAAACGATAAGCAAATTAAAAGATATTGGTTTACTCAAGTTGGTGGTGGAACAAACACAGATGACGCCAATACTTCTTTGGGATTGTATTATAAATTTAACGAGGGAATATACGACACAATCAATGTTTCTACTTATGATAAAAAGATAATTGATTATTCTGGTAGAATTTCCAATGGAAATTGGAATGGTTATGTTCTCGGATCTAGAAATACTGGTTCTGCTATGGTTTTAGCAGGAGTGTTAGATGACGAATTTAAAGATCCTATTTTATATTCCACACACCCTGAAGTTGTATCTGTTTTGAACGATAAAATACAAAGTGGTTCATACTACGATCTAGAAAACAATGCTGCGTTAATTAATTCTTTCCCAGAGTGGATGTTGGATGAAGACAATTCGCAATTAAAAAATTTATCTCAAATTGCTGCGGAATATTTTGATGAATTATATCTCAAAATACAAAATTTGCCAGCAATACAAAATGCGGAATATCCTTCTGATTCTGATAAACCAAACAATTTTTCTCCTCGTTTGCTTGAATCGCACGGCTTCAACGTTTCAGATATATTTATAGATTCTACAATATTAGAAACATTTTTGTCGAGAAATGAAAATCAAGTATATGTTGATAAGATTTATAATTTAAAAAATTTCATATATCAAAACATATACAATAATTTAAACTACATTTATAAATCAAAAGGCACAGAAAAATCCATTAGAAACTTTTTGAGATCTTATGGTGTTGATGATAATCTTATAAAGATTAATCTATATTCGAACGGTTCTACTTTTACATTTGAAGACCGATATACTTACACTTCCGCAAAAAAGAAATATATTGATTTCAATAATGTTGATAGGTTTTCTTCCACAGTATATCAAACATCTTCTGTTTCTAATTCAAATTCACTGTCTTATATTCCAGGAAATGTTAGTTCTTCTAAAATTGGAACAACATTAGAGGGGGAATTTATATTTCCTAAAAAATATGACATAAGTAGTCCATTTTATGTGGAAAGAATAACCCCAAAAGTTTCTCTATTTGGTCTTCATTCAGCAAATACACTTATACCAACAGATTTAACTTGGTCGGGTTCAGATCCAGCTGGTCTTCAGGTATTTTTAAATACAAACACAAACGATCCAGAGCAGTCTTATTTCTCGATAACTTCTTCTTATTTTGGTATCAATTTGACTTCTAGTAATTTTGTAGAAATATACAATAATGAGAAATGGAATATAGCCGTAAAAATATACAACTCAGCATATCCATTGACTAATATATTAACAAGTCTATCTCAAAGTTATGTTGTTGAATTTATTGGTTACAATTCTAATTTAGATACCATACAAAATTCTTTTAAAGTTTCTGCCAGCATTTCATCCGCTGTTGCGAACGAATATTTCTTGTCAGCAAAAAGAATATATGCTGGCGCTCACAGAACAAACTTTACAGGTTCTGTTTTAGAAGAGAGCGATGTTTATGTATCTTCCGTGAGATATTGGTTATCTAATCTATCTGAAGATGCTTTATTAGAACACTCTAGAGATGCTTTAAACTATGGAGCAAATTCACCCTATGAAAATATAATAAATAGCGGCTCATTTATTCCACAAAGTGAAACTCTCGCTCTTCATTGGAGTTTTGAAAATGTAACGTCTTCAGATAATGGGAGCGGAACAGGTCCTTCAAATACCTCCGATGGTAAGTTTACTATTGAAGATATTACGAGTGGCTCAATAAGCAGTGAGGGATATGGTTGGATTAATGATATAGTGAAGTATCAATTTATTGGAACCGGTGATTTCTTTTTAAGAAATGATACTGCTGTTGTTCGTAGAGAAATGATAAATTCGGCAAAAAGAAAATTACCAGAAACTTTAAATGACGCAGATATGATTAGCATACTATCACAAGATGATTTGACATATACAAGAGATACAACACCAGTTAATCATTATTTTGCTTTAGAAAAGAGTATGTATCAAGTTATTTCTGATGAAATGATAAAAATGTTTGGTACATTTACTTCTTTAAATAATCTCATAGGAGAACCAGTCAACAGATACGAGCAAGAGTATAAAAAATTATCAAAATTAAGAGAGCTATTTTTTGATAAAGTACAAAATGAAGTAGACATAGAAAAATATGTAGAATTTTTTAAATGGTTCGATCAATCGATTGGTTTGATGGTTGAGCAATTGATACCATTATCAGCGAACTTTTCTAGCACTTTGAAAACTGTAATAGAAAGTCACATACTTGAAAGAAACAAGTATTGGAATAAGTATCCTACACTCGAATTCAAACAGGAACCACCAATTGATGGCGCAAATGGTATTAACGAATTAAAGTATAATTGGAGATTAGGACACGCTCCGGTAAGCTATAAAGAAAATGAAAATTGTTTATGGTGGAAAGAAAGAGCTGAAAGAATTGGTAGTTTAAATCCAAGCAGACAAAAAATATTAGATTCGAGTTTACAAGCACTTAACAGAAAATTCAATACAGTGTATGACTTTAAATTTGAGCCAATTACAATAATAGATAAAAATCCATATAGGACAGATTATATTAAACCTATTGTAAAATTTTCAAGTAATTCATACTTATCAATAAGTGCGTCAGATGTGTTAAACAAAACTGACTGTAATGACGAGTGAAGGTAAAAAATGACTGTTAATCGTTCTAAACTTCCTTTTAGCGTAGTAAGCTCTTCTGTAACAACTGGATATAACGCAGATTTAAATACAAATTTTAAACCTGGCGCCGATATAACCGGACACCACGAAGATACTTATGGTGGTTTAGAAAATGAGCCACTACAAACAACATTTACAAGAACACACGTTGGCGGCAACCAGCATCGTCATACTCCAATCAATACAGGTACTGACAATGATTTTAATCGTGCTGAAGCTTTTAAGATAAAAGCTGAAAGCGGTCAATTAAAAATATACGGACCAGATTTTGAAAATGTTAATAAACCAAGAGCGCAACATTGGAAGGGTGCTAAATCACCAATAAATATTGAAAATATTCAAAATTCAGGCAACCTCGCTGGTAATTTTAATAAAAACTATGAAGTAGTACAGTCTTCTGGTCGTGGTATAACAAACAATCTCGTTGTTGATGGATTTATAGCAAGTGGAAATTTAACGACTCAATTTATTACTGGAGCAAACAATTATTCTCTTCCGGATCTTTCAAATAATAGCAAAAGCATAATAGTAGAAAGATTTAGTGCTCCAGGAAGTAAAGAAGCTAGCTCTAGGGGCGCCTTAGACAGAACAGGAGAAGAATTATCTCCCAATAATTCTCTTACAACAAGAAACATAAAAGTCAGACAACCATTTTATAGTCAGTTAACTCAACACGCAGCACAATTTGGAAGTGGAAGTGTTGAAGGTGTTTCTATTCATAAAGTTAATAGAAACGGGAAAAGAAGAATTGAAATAAGTGGAAGTTCTTATACGAATTCCAGTCAATACGACAACTACTGGGTTCAACACGCAATTCCACAGGATAATTTTGGCTATGCTTGGATTACTGCTTCTTCTATTAGCGATCCATATACAATTGGTACTTCTTCTATCCAGTTTGATACAACTTCAAGTTTGTCGACGATAAAAGATAAACCAATCTCACTTGACACTCAGACAATACAAGGAAGCATAAAAAATGTTGAAGGATATTATTCAACTTGGAGACAAATAAGAACCGGAGAACATCCAGTAGCAAGAAAATTAAGAGAAACAAATAATATAGCTATACAAAATGAAGTAACCCCAACAACAAGTAGATTAGAAGGCGGATACAATAAGGCGAAAAGAAGTGGAACATCAACAAACTTTAAAGAACCACCAGTTTCAAATAAACATTTTCCAATAGAACAAAATATACAATTTGCCAGTGAACCAAGCGGTTCTTCGACATTATTAAAATATACATACGAAAATAATGCTTCAAAATTTGCCAATGAAGATTTACAAGAAAGATTGGGATTAGAAGACAAAGAAGTTGATTTTTATAAAAAACTTGTAGATGCTAAAAATGTAGCAACAAATTCACCAATAAAATCAGTTATATCTCTTAAGTTTAAAGAAAATTTATATCCAAGAGAATTAAATACTTATCTCTCGGGAACTCGCAGCAGAACTGAATATATACTCGATCAGCCAGGATTTGATCGTGATGGATACGATCGTCAATTGGGAACACAGCGTGTATTTTGGAGAGACAACCAAGAAGATCGACGTCGTTCACCAAATAGTGAAGGTGGATATATAAATTCTCTTGGTTATTCTTCACTAGAAGAAAGTGGAAGTGATTTCTCGCAAAATGAAATAACTGCTTTATATGATAATAGCTTGATAGAATTAGACGGTACATTTACACAAAATTTTACAAATTTAGATAAAGGCATAAATAATTCTATCATCATCCTTGAAAACAGTTCCAGTGAAAGAGAATTGTTTTCATATACTGGAAGCTTTAAAGGAAAATACTATGATAATAGAAAGCCTGCTTTAAAATTATATGCGGATGTTCTTAAAAAAGGCTATACTTTTGATATTGCTGGAGAATTTAATAATTCATTTGTCGATTTCTATGAACAATTTGTTAAGAATGGAGTCAAGCAGTCAATAGGAGCAATATATAGAAACTCATCATTTAAATCAATGATTAGTTCTTTGCCAATGGAAAGAAATAATCTAACAGATACAATTGTTCAAACAGAAGATGAACAAGTTTTTTCTAATCCAAAACCAAGATATGTTTCTTTCGTCGGAGGTGGAGAATTAAATACTGGAAGCACTTTTGATAATTTGGATAATTTTAGTAATTTATATTATGGACTTGTTGAATCCGGGTCTAGTCCTAATTCTAGCGTCTATTCAATACTGGATACTGAAAATAAAATTTACTTTGGCGGAGCTTTTACTTCAATAGGCGAGGTTTCCTGTAGTCGTATTGCTGTTTACGATAAAACAAGTGAAATACTTTCGCCTTTATCTGGCGGTCTTGGTAGTGACGTTTATTCTATCGCTGTATCCGGCAACGATACATATGTTGGTGGCGCCTTTATAACAAGCGGCTCTAGGATTGCTAAATGGAATACTGTTACAAATACTTGGTCAGCATTGAGTGGAGGATTAAGCGGCGTCGTTTATTCTATTGCTGTATCCGGTAATGAT